CAGAGGATGATATTGAAGACGACGATCAAGACTAATCTTTTTTCTGTTCACCCTCGAGCTTCTTTGGTTCGGGGGTGACATCTATAATCTGTGAGTAATCTTCTAAAATCTGTTTCATTTTGTTTTCTAACTCTTGTTCTGATAGGTCCTCTAATTTCCCTGTTTTTATTATTTTTCTGTCTATGTATAATCCTGCCGCCTTACCCCGGTTTGTCTCGGCATTCACGGCTGCACTCCACGCCCCCTTCTTCAAAGCGGCGTCTTTAATTCGTCCAAGTTCTGCCACATGGCTGTCATAATTGACTTCATACTTTTTAAGTCTTTCTTCTTTGAGTTCGCCTATGTATTTGACTACGAGTGGGTTTAACTTTGGATTAGTTAATTCTGATCCCTCTTGCCTACAACGTTTCTCACTGTAGCCAGCTAGCTTTGCTGCCTCTGATTTTGTAAGTGGCCCATCTGGTCCACCGAATACTAGTAGTTCGGCGAATCTCTTTTGCATTTCTGTTAATCTTTTTGGTAATCCCATAATTTATCTCCGGTCATGGGCGGGACAAAGCATCTTAACCGCCAATGACCTTACTTGACATTTTAGAGTAACAATCCTATAATGTCAAGTATGGTAACAAGTAATAAAGATGCTGCCAAGATATGGGCAGAGATAGAGAAAGCTAGAAACGTAACACCTGCAGAGGAGAAAGGACCGAACGATTTGGAAAAGAGAATAGAAGACTTAGAGCGAATAGAAAGTATTCATCGTAGAATGAATGGTGAGTTAAGAAAAGAAGTGTATGACCTGAAGATAAAAGCAGCGCAAGCTGATGCATACAAGACTACCATTAATCAAATGAAATCTATTATTAATGATTTAACGATTGAGAATAATAGACTTAGTAAGAATGAGAAGAGAACGACAGAAATCTTACGAGAGTTTAGAAATAAAGGTGACGTGTAGTGTACGTAAAACATTTACAAGAGTATCTAGCTAAGTTTACGGAAGGTAGAAATAGTATGCGAGGTAACGCTGTCAGTGATGCCAAAATATACATCATGACCAGAAAAGGTTATCTCGAAGAGATCAAACGCATTGAAGTCCATGAAAGTAATAATCCACTGGATACATCTTTACGGGTTGTTTTAAAACCAAACAGAGAGGAGAAGTTAATACTTCCTCCTGGATACATTAAAGATTATTAAAGGAGAAATATGTCAACAAGCGAGCATTGGTATGTAATAAGAGATGGTAAACTATATTATCATTATGAAAATGATGGTGTAGCCATACTAAGAAAAGGAATAGATCCCCATGAAACATTAATTGGAGACGCACGGTCTATAGTTAATTACATGAAGATTAGAGGTAACACAGCCTCTAGCACCGCTGGTGGAGAGTCTGTAGAAAGTGTCTTAAACGAGTGGGAACAAGAGCAGGAGTTACTTCAAAAATCTGATGGGACCGGAGGCTAAACTTTATAAAAAATTTAAGAAGGCAACACCCAATATTTTGTGGCACCGTATAGAGAATTTAGCCATTCCAGGTATGCCAGATGCGTTGGGATATACGGAAAAGTTCTTCTATTTTACTGTTGAGTTTAAAGTTACGAAGAGTAACAAAGTTAAATTTTCACCACACCAAATTGCCTACCATGTAGCGCATCCTTACAATAGCTTCATCTGCATTGAGCACCTCGGTTCGAGGTCCATAAAACTTTATGAAGGATCCGTGGTCCGTGATTTAGCAGAACAAGGCTTGACGCTTGAAGCTTGCTGCTTGGGGCTTGAAGCTTGCCGCTTGAAGCTTGAATCGCTTGGCGCTTGACGCTTGCTGCTTGACGCTTGTAGCTTGCGTCTCTCTTCTCGAAGCTTCTTGTAATAACTCGGATGATACCAAACCATTAGTGCTGGCCATAGGCTACATTCTTAACAGCCGGATCCCAGCACGCGCGGCAGTCCTTACATTCATTCTGTTGTCTAGGGGCCGGACATGTCGGACCGGTTTTAACAACGGTTGAAGTATGGGGCCACGATGCGGGGGCCGGCTGATTTACCATCGGCGCTGAAAATCTTATTACAAGATTATCAGGCTTCAACGAAAGGAATGCCTTCACCCATGCTTCACGGGTTGGCATCCAGTGCTTAACTGTAGGTGTAAGTTTACACACAGCGAAGATCTTGATCAGGTGGTCCTCGTCCTGCACGTCGCCAGAATCGTGCCACCTAAAATATTTTGATTTTTTAGAATTAATTATTGTTGCCATTGCTCCTGTCCACAATGGGTTTCGAATCGCCTTCAGTCTAAAGTATTGCGCATCCTGTACAACTTTGAAAACATAGCAGCCTTTCATTGCATAACAGTCGAAGCATACAGAGCCGGGGACCTTCTGCAGCTTGCCGCCTGTCTTACATTCTTTAGCTGGTAAACCGTAGGCCCATCCTGGCATCTTGGAAGGTTTGCTTAAGCTTCCTGTAATTTTTAATGCATCTCTAACTTTCATAACTTCTTATACTCTCCAATTGTGTCCAGCTTGTGGCTTGGCGCTCGGCTATCTCCGGCGGCGCCAGGTCACTTGTTATTTCAGTTCTTTAGCCAACGCCATGACGCGTTGTAACAGGGTTACTGTATCGCCTTGGCCAAGTACAGCATACTCTTAAGTGAGGCCCAGCGGCAATTGTTTAAGGGTCGACCAGGGCCTAACCTGTACTTGGCATGGGTCAGTTATTATCATGGCTCATGACCCAGGAGCCATAATCAATATATACACTTGACAATCATTTGTCAATAGGATAATCTGGGACAAATAACGAAAGGATAAACAATGCCAAAAACAATGACAAAATATCAACTAGACCATTTCAAGTCTAAGGTGCGAAGGAACTTCAACCCTTTAATTGAAGAACAGGAATTGTTGGTAAAACAATATAGAGCGGAAGCTACTGAAAAAATAGTAGGCAAGCTCGCAAAGAAAATGGGCGCTGATAAAATCTTAAATGAGTTTAAGAAGGCGGAAGCTCAACTGAAGGCGGTACAAGATAAAGCCCGAACCTTCTTCAAGAAGAAGGCGGAACAACGAGAAGATAAAAGCCTTAATTACAATATACGTGAAGAGAAGATTACGCTTGATGATTGTATAGAACAACTGAAGGACTGGGCGCGTGATCTTGTTGATCGTGAAATAAGGAAAAGACCTGAAGGCCTGAAGCTTAAACAACTTGAGGACTTAAAACAAAAAGCGATTGATACAGTTATGGAAAGCGGAACGCCTGAAGAACTTATCAAGTCTCTTGACGCTACAACCAAAAAGATTGGTATTGCTTGGGTTGTGGATACTTCCAAAATAAAACAGATTGGAAGTAATTAAGTGTTGACAGTGTATCCTATTTAATATAGGATACACTTAACGAAAGGAATAAAGATGTACAATACTTTACTATATATCGGACTGACTTTAATGGCAGTCGGCTTTGTGGGGTGGATAGTTTCTATATGTATGGAACGACACTATGAAGTCAAACTGTGGGAACTAGAGCAAAAAAGAAAAAAGGGGCTCTATGATTAAAATCGGAACAAGAGGTATAATCTCTTATTTTGCTAAAAAGTATGGCAAGTTTATAACAAGAGATTTTAAATGGGATCATAAATGCAAGATCAATGATCGATATGTCATTTACTATGATACTTCTGCGCAAGGATATAGAACCGCAAACAGACCAATTAAAATGTCGGAGTACACAGTACAATGATTGAACTGTTTAATATAATATTTGTAGAGAGCCCTACCGGGCTCTCTATTATTCTGGCCTTCGGCCTGGGTGCTATTATATATACTCTCTTGACAGATGGAATTAAATAGGATATTATAGGACTATGATTAGAAAATATAAAAGAACGAATCCATACTCTGGTCAGTCAGAGATGTTAACAAATGAAGAGGCAATCTTATACGACCAAGTTAAGATGGCTGAAGTTAACGAGGATTATAAAACCCTACAATCTGGATTAGATAAATTTAGCCGTCTAAATCCTAAAGCATACCTGAC